AAAATGATACAGTAGCCTTGGTTTATTATTCTCACAAAGTATTGGCATGCCATAAAATACGCAGGCCATTAATACATCTTCAAAAAACATTTCAGCTGTCTGTGGTCTAGCTACGTATTGTAAAAAGAAGGTGTTAGGAGGAGCGTCCTCCATACTAAACTTAGTTAAACCATGTAAAGCTCCTTTAGAACCTCTACCGTCGGTTGTACCCGATATGTCGTAGCTATCACATCCAAAAGCCCCCATGTGTTCATTACCTGGAAATTTAACTCCATTTTTCAACGTCTGACTATTTTGCAAGCTTGAATTTGGTATCCAAGAAACCTTAAACCTTCCATTTGGGTTTGGTGTGAAAATAACCCTAGAATCTTTTATACCATTCTCCCACTGAAAACTACCAGTAGTTATAACGTTACTGTTTTTTAGATCTTCATTGTAATCAATTTGTTCGTATATCTTAACTAGATTAAACAAACTGTTTTTTGTCTCATCTCTAAACGCGTGCTCTTCTGTTCTAGGGAATTGCCTGTAGAATTCGTTTAAAGCATCTTGATCATTTCTTAAACCATCTGCTTCATTATTCCAGTTCTCTATAACACCCATTTCTATAACATCACCATATGTATCTAGAACTTCTTCAGTAGGTGTGTCAAAAACAGGGTGACCGTATTCATCTATAAAACCTTCGTAATTCCATTCCATAGGTATAAACAAAGAGTACAAGCCAGATGCTGTTTGTCCATTTCTGTTTCTATTAGATGTATCTGAGCTATTGAATAACTTCTTAAAATTAGCACCTCCTTTATCTAAAGCATTTGATGTTGAACCCATCATACACTTACCTATAATTCTATTACCTAATCTTAGACAAGTTTTAGTAACTCGCCAGTTGTTTAATATGTTATCAGGTCTCTCCCATTTCCCACTCTCATCGTGTACTAATAGCTTTAGTTTTTCTCCATCGTAGGAGTTATCACCTGTGTTTTTCCAGTCAATCGTTGTGTCGAGACCTTCGAGTTTTTCTGCTCCTTGTTTTGATTGTATTGACTTTCTTGTAAGTCTAGAGGCTGGGATTCTGTATGCGAGTTCTGTCTTTGGACGGTCCATTCCGTCTTGTATTGGTTTAAAGAAGAATGGATAGTTAACCGATATTGGTACAACTTTGTCCGTAAACATCTTCTTTGCATCGGATCCAGATTTTGACAGTATTCCAAATCTAGCATCTGAAGATATTGTTGCTTGGTTAACAGTCTCGCCGGAAGCCATAAAAGAAAATCCAGATCGTCTGTTCTTGAGGTAGGACATTCCATAACATCTTTTGTCTGCTTTGCAAGCTTCCCAGAATATAAAGAATAATCTGTTTGCTTCTCTAAAGTCTGGTTTCCCAACATCAATCTTGGACCACTGCAGGTACATAAAGTGAGTACCAGTAATGTAAGTAGCCACGCTTTTATTATTAAACCAATGGCCTTCGTCTCTTCTTCTGAATTGTTCATCTATATATGGTTCCCATTTATTTTGAAAGTCTTCTGGATAATCTCTCCATTCGAATATACTCTCAACAGACTTGAGTTCTTTAGGATATTCTTCAGCCTTCCACTTGTTAATAGATCTATCTATTTTAGCAGGTTCTTTTGGTAGAGCTATATTCAAGTTATTTATACTGTATATCTCACCTATTTGACCAGTTTTACTTATAACAATTATATCATGCTCTTTGTTATAGCCGTAAGACCACTTCTTAGACTTGTTCAGTCTGGATATGGTATTTTGCCTAACAGGTGTTACGACACTGTATAAGGTTTGCTTGTAGATCATTTATTCTTAGATCTTTTTTCTGCAAAACCAGTGAAGCTTTTTTCTTCAACCTGCTCCTTTGGCTTGTTATTTAATAAATCCTCTTCCTCCTGTATTCTACTCAATATTTCAAACGCATCAAATATAGCTAACTTCTTAGTAGCAGCTGCATTTTTTAGTTTGTCGGCTGTTAGATCGTCCCCAGAATCAACTATAGCTTCTTCAGCTACTTTTATTAATTCCTCCACCGCTTTCTGTCCAGCTAGGATTATATTCTTCTTCGTTTCCTGTACGTTCATATTTAATTGTTATTGAAGTGGTTGGTACTCTATATAATCTTTGAGCACCTATAATAAACTCATATTCAGAGCTTGGTCCAAATCCGATCAAGTCTCCCTCATGTAATCCATTTAATTTTGGATCTTTTAGTTTTAAAATACCAACTAGTGGTTTTTCAAAATTACTTGAAAACATTTTAGTTTCTTTTATTGGCTTAACTAGATTAAAGCCTTCACAAGCAAACCACCTAGGGCAGTTACAACTCTCATCTACTTTATCGTAAGCATATATCTGGTTTAACTGTACAATATACATACCATCACCATAATAACTCTTACTATTCTTTTCCTCTCCTCTTATGTCCCTGAAGCATCTAAATACATTGTGATGCACTATAACCTTATCACCAACGCTTATACCTGTTTCATTCTTATACGGTTCGTACACTACCTCAGCTATCCTACTAACGTAGTTGTGGTTTTCTAACTCCGTATTTAATATCAATTCCTTACCATCAACAAATTTTCTATTGTTGTACCTACCATCAACTGGTTTTACAATAAAATCTAAATACCCTTTCATTAGTACTGTAGATCATATTCAACAGCAATAGACATTGTTTTGTAAAAGTCTTTCCAAGGCATTAATTCGTCAGCTTTTTTTATATAAACCGAAAACTTATTATCCTCCTCTATGATGTTCTCTATAATATGACCACCATACACTTCCTGTCCAACAGAGTAGTGCATGGCATCACTTTTATAGTCCCGACCAATACTAATCTTTCGTATTAGTCTCATCTTTCTCTATATCTTGAATTTCACCTGTATTTATATCTATATTCACAGACCCATATTTACTTTCCAGAATGTTTTTAGTACTTTCTAATTCTTTTAGCAATATAGAGAATTTAGATACAAGATCTATTTTGTGCGCTTCAACTCCACCGATTTGCATTTGTGCTTGATTCACATCATACATTGCTTCTTGCAATTCCTTGAGTTCCACGTCACTTATTTTCTTAGGTGTAGAGTCATTGTTAACTTCTTCGAACTCCGTGTAATCTTTTACTTTTTCCATTTTTACTTGATTTTATATAATTTATTATTATAGTTACATTATTACGTGAAAATAACCTTATTTAATAGTCTACTGGTCAACAGGTGGTACTTCTGCGCCTCTAGGCCAACCCATAAAACTATGTGCCGCTACATCCCCTGGGAANACTTCGTATGTTCCGAAATCAAGTAGNTCGCTAGACATTACATCATACGCCCACCCTGGGTAATAAACTGGNGGTGTTATCTCGTGACCATCAGGACCGTAAGTCCCTGGTATTTCAACTACCTTACCAATGTTTACTACTGCTGCTGTCCCGTTTGTAAACTGCATAGTAGTTACACCTTCTTCTGTTACCTCTTCCCATACCCCTTTGGATATTAGGATGTCTTTACCCTGTTGTTCTGTATCAAATACAGTTTTATAAATTTGCATCATGTTGTTAGTTTTATTAGTTCCGCATCCGATAATGCTTTTGTGTAAACTTGTAAGTCTTTAGTGTTTCCGAAGAAATTTCGTACCACCTCCATCATTAAAAGATAATTTTGATAAACCTATTGGAGTAACTACACTTGTGTCAGTTGCTATTTTTACACCATTAACCCAAAAACTACAGTTGTTTTCTTTGTATTTTATAGCTATTTTATTATAATTTTCTTTATTTATATTAGTTGCAACTAAAAAAGCTTGTTGAACATTATTACTAGTTAATCTTGCGACAAGAATGTTTGGAGCTGGATATAATTCTATTGTAACTCTGTTTAATGTTGTTCCATCAGATAAAGAAATATATTTATGCCCCTCATCTGCCAAAGCTGCTATCTCTGCATACAATACTCCTTCCTCGCTGTTTATCTCTGGCGTTGCGTTTATACAAGTTTCTTGGTTACGCGTAACTGTAGTTCCCGATGTTGGGATATACGAAGTTGCGTATGATTGTTGTTCTACTTGTGCTCCCCAAATGTAAAAATCTCCACTTTCATCCGTTCCAGCGTAAGTTGTACCGCTAAAAATCATCAAGCTTAATAAAGCGGTCGAAGGTGTTATAGTAGCCATACATCTATACCAACCATTATTAAAACTTTCAATACTTGAACTTGTAGCAAATACATTAGTTACACTTCCGTTTGTTAAGTCAAAATTTGCTAAAACATTAACATTAAAGCCATCAGCAATAGATACAATGTCTCTTGTGCCTTTTTTAATAAAAAGACTTAATGTATAAGCTTGACCACTTGTAACTGTAATAGTATCTCTTAAAATATGATTTCCAGTAACAGCATCGTTTGTTAATTTATAAGAATAACTCGTACCATCTGGACTAAGTACACTTGATAATTCTTCAGATATGTTAGAGTTAGCCCAACTGCTCTGACTAAAATCTTCACTATAAGTTACCAAATTCGTACTCTGTGGCTCAAGTAAAAATGCTTTTTCACCAGTTGAGTAATCTATTCTTGGCGTGTTAGTCGCAGTTGTTACTTCTTTTACTGATACGTTGTCTATTGAGCCTATGAATATACCTCCCGTTGGTTGGACATAAACAGTATTGCCATTAGCAATATAATCTAATTCAAAATTTCCATCAGAAGA